AGTTTCTTGAATAATCTGGATATTCCCAAACATGAAAATTACCACCCATTCCCCTTTTTTCTAATGGATCTCTAATAAATGTTTTATCGTAATAATTCAATAAGTCAACATCCATTACGGTATTACCAGAGGTTGTGAAATCACAATCACATTCTTGGGATGCCATTCTAACACCTAATTCATCTTCCTGTTTGTCTCTCCATTCTTGATTTCTTTCTGGGTGAACAGTCCAAGGTAATCTAATTGTAGTAAAACCATTTATGCCTTCTTCTGCTTTAGTCCACATACGATGGAAAAAGTTACCAGTACCATTTGGGGTTGATAATACCATAGCGCCACCACCCGTTGATAATGTTTGTTGTGAGGATGCCCAAATTTCTTCAATACGATTTTCTTCAATAAAGGCAGCTTCATCGACTATTAGAAAAGAAATTGCTTCTGATCTACCAGCATCACTTGCTGCTGATACTGCTTTAATTTGAGATCCATTTTTAAGTCGGAGTGCTAATTTGTTTTTTTCAACAAAACCAATTTTAAGCCATGATGGTAATTCATCATACATAAATTTTACCTTTGTTACCAAGTTTTTAGCTGTGTCTTGCTTAGTTGCAATTACAAGTACGTTTGTGTCTCTACTAAATAACATTTTATGTAAAGATTTACCTGCGGCTAATGTTGAAATACCTAACTGTCTAGACTTTAAAATAATATTTCTATCATTTTTATCTAAAATGTGTAAAGTTTTTTCTTGGAAAGGATACAGATTAAAGTTAATTCTACCCCTAGTTGGGTGTTGTATCATGCAATATTTCTTCATGAAATATACAGGATCTTGAGCACATTTAATGTACTCTTGTTTTATAATCTGTTTTATGTTTTGTTGTGCCATATTATATGATATACATATGTTACAAAGAAGCTAGAGTGTCTTTTATTTGTTTAATGCGATTTTCTGTAGAACCTTGTAAATGAGCTAACTTTTTAATTGATGGTTTATGCATGCTAATAATAGATTTAATTTTTATATCTATAGAATTTCTATAATGAGCGTCTGTTGTTCTAACACCATTGTCTTCAATTTCTACTCCTTTAGGACTTACATAAAATATAACATCATAATCTTTAATTAAATTCCACAACATGTTATTTAATTGATCTTTTTCATATGTTTCCATAGATTTAGACAGTCTACTAAAAGCCATAACATCAATAACTGTTCTGTCTGTTATAATATTTTCTTGCATTAATTCAGCTGCTCGTTCAGCTGAAAACACAATTTGTCCTTTTAAAGTACTGTCTGTGTTTAAAGGTATACCCATATCTCTAAGATATTTAGAACGTTCTGTTCTAAAAGTATAATCTTTAAATTCAGGTAAGTCTTTTAAGGCATTAACAAGTGTTGTTTTACCAACACTCATTGTACCACATAATCCTATTCTCATATTATAATCTTGCTGTTCCCTTTAATGAAGGATTTTTATACCAAGGTAGACCTGCTCGTTCTTTCCTCATTTCTTTCCAATCATCTATTGTACATTCAAATCCATGTAAATAGTATTCTTTGATCTTTTGTTCTTTATTAATTAAAGCTGGACCATCCCAATTGTGTAGTTTAGTAACTCCATCTATTGTAATAACATATGCTACTGTGCCGTCCTCTGGTTTAACTAATTTTCTTGCTTCTGCAAATACATTTTTTGCCATATCTTAATTATTTAAAATTGATTCAGCAACATAAGTTCCTTGTGCTCCTGATACCGTAATTCCACGTGCTGATAATGCATCACCTACAAAATGTACTTCAGGAAACCTAGTTAACGCTAAGTTACTATAATCAACTAATGGTTCAGGTGACAAATATTTTACTTCAGGCATATAAACAACCCAATCACTTCCTAATGTCGGAAATACGCGTTTCATATCTTCAATAAAATCTTCAATGTGTAAGGCATACTCACCAATTGCATCATATAAAATGTCCATACTGTTTACAACATGACATTTAACATAATCGCCTTCTGATGTTTTAGACGGTACTCTACTACTTGGGGAGTAAAATGTTCCTACACCATCATGTTGTAATTTTTCTACTGCTGCTCTTGACCAGTCAAATGGTGTGTCTATACCTTTGATTTCCATTAAAATACCAAAGTTAGTCATATCATTTCTAAATGATGGGTCTTTTTTAGCATGACCGTTGTAACTTACATCTCCGTAAGTGTGTTCAGCTGCAACGTAAGCTGCATTGTTGTTTGTACA